AAAGATTAGCTGAATTAAATCTATTTTCAGTTCTAAGACGTGTTTCTAATTTGTCGTAATATGCTATTCGACTTTCCATTGATGCTCTTACCTTAGAGCCTATAATGTTAGGATCGTTTGCAAAGGTAACTTCAGTATCTAATGCCATTTTAAGCATTTCTGATATTGATGCTCCTGATTGATAAGCTAAATCTACTGCATTGTTAGAAACATTTGTTTGTAATGCCTGACCATAATTTAAGATTGCCTGATCTGCATCAGCTTTAGATGATGAATTATTTCTAATAATCTCAAATACTTTTTGTTTATTTTCTTCAATATAAGTTAGGTCAGCTTCATCAGCACTTCCATTTGTAATGTAGTTTGTTTCATATGTAAGTAATGTATTAAGGTTTTTTTCGGCTTGTTTTAGTGAGTTTTCTTTTACTGATTTTATTTGTATAGCAGAAGCTTGCCTACCTGCTTTACCCCATATAACACTTAAAGAAGGACTAATCTGATTAAACACATCTGGAGAAACGCTTTTCCTTATACCATCAATATATTGTTCTCCAGCAGACTTAACTACAAGTTTACCATTTTCATCAATGTTACCTTGATTTTCTAGTAAAGATTGATTGGCTACATCAGTTGCATGATTTTGTAAAGCCAAGCCATAGCTATTAATAGCTTCTTTTTTAAAATATTGTTGTGCTTTTCTAAGATTGGCTTTGTTATAAATATCAGCAGTAAAGCTATTAAGAGACATCTGATCTAATGGCTTTGGTATTGTATTACCTTCTTTGTCTTTTATTGTCTGTGTGCCAAGTTGTCTTCCTGCTATTTCAGCATCAAGAACTGCTTGTTGAAACTGATTGTCATCTACAAACTTGGTAACATTAGATATTGTATTAGCTATGTTTTGACTAGCTTGAGACATTGCTAAACCACCACTGCTATAATCCATAGCAACTGGTCTTACTAAATTTTGTCTTTTAATAGTTCTTTTAATAGCCATATTTAACCCTTACTAACCAAAATCACCTGCCTCATATGCTTTTGCACCTGATTGTGCTGCATTGCCCAATCCAGTAAGTAAAGCAGCTTTTCCTTTAGTTTTGCTTGCTTTTCCTTGAAGTTGAAACTTACGTCTATTCTGAAACCCCATAAGCTTAATAGCTGAAACATCAGCTTTAGCTAACTGTGTTTCTCTTCTTCTTATATTTTGAATACTGCCACTTGTTCCGACAGCTACCCCACCACTGCCAGCACTGGCAGATATACTTGCTAGTTGAGCATTTAGTTGTGCCGTTCTGTTGATAGCTTCTTGGTCAGCTTGTATCTTTGCCATTTCAGCTTGTTCATAAGCAGCTTGTGCATCATTAGCATATGCTCTTTGTGCTTGCTTTGCAGCAGCTAGTGACATAACTGCACTTAATCCGTATCCAGCAGCTCCCATTAGACTTCCACCTCTAGTAATATGCCGTTAAGTGTCATTGGCAATGGTTCCTCTTGTGTAACTGTTACTCTTCCTTCCCTTGACCAACCTAACAAATAGACTTCTTTTCTTTGTGTAAGAGCAGTAGGCTCTTGAGAAAAATCATCTGTTACTGATCTTAGCAAAATTCTTGTGCCTCCTGCTTTCACATTAAGTGTTGTTACCAAATCAAGAACGGCTCTGACAACCCTTCTTTTTTGGCCAACACTCACACCATCTGGTAACTGCATCTCAGGAGGCAATGTTGTTATCTCAGGTGTGTAAGCTAAACCTATTTCAACAGATGTTACCTCTTGCCCAAGTGTTACGACACCACTGCCATCTGTAGTAAATGTACCTAATGAATAATTACCAGACCTAACCTGCACTTCTGTATTAGGTAAATGTGCAACTGTCCAGGTAGATGAAGCACTACCACTTTGTTGAGAAGACATATCTAGATAATAATCATTTTGAAAAAGCTCCAATGATTTAACTGTAGATGAATCAATGGTTCTCTCAACAACAGTATAAATTTGCCTATTAACATTAACCATATTCTTAAAGTCACCATTAGTATCATATCTAACCCATCCCTGGACTTTCTCCTTTCTTATAGACATGAATACTGGCATGTGACCATCTGAGTTAAGAAGGTAAAGATATCCCTCCATTTGGTCTGAAGATTCCCGTTGTGCTTCTATAGCAACAGGTGTTCCAATAATATGTTCTGACAATAATGTTATTGAGTCAGAGTTATATGCTTGTGATATATCTGAAAATATGAATTCACGAATAGCACCTTTTGACTTAGTTAAAAATACTATAGCACCATCAAATTCTTGAGGTTGGACAGCTCCTGAGCCATAGCTTGTTTGCTTCTTAACTGTAATGGTTGAGGGTGTAAGAGGTTTGTTCTCACTAGTTGGCACATAGAGTTCCTGCTCAGACGTAAAGATTGTGAGAAATCGAAATGATTGCATAGCCTTGATTTCTGATACTTGAGCTTCTGCAATTTGTATTTGTATTGATTCATCATCATTTCCTGTTCCAACATCAAAGTTTGTGAACTCACCAATCTTTGACATAAACAAAAAGTTAGGCAGATCACGACTACCACCAAATATTAATCTTTGGTCATGCAATGTAACTGCTCTTGCATAACCTCTTACTGAACTAAATACTGGTTCTTGCCAATCGGTGATTGCATTTGTGTTAGACATTGTTCCAGATATTGTTGCTGTAACAACAGTTGCACTTGTATATGCAGTGATTTCTGCATGAAAAACCAATCCAGCAGAATCAACTAATCTAAGATATAAACCAACGTAATCTGATGTAAATGCATCAGCACTTGCAGTTAATGTTGTTGACCCATGAGTTTGTCCAGGAGTTAAAGTTATACTACCTGATGCAAATTTATAATATGGTTGATAAGTTAATCCACTAGATGTGTCAAAAGCATATGCCGTTCTTGTGAAGTTAGTAGCACTTGTTCTTTGTATTTGTTGCATTGGGATGTCTGGATGTGTCACAAACATAGTATCACCACTTTGTGCAACAACTAATGAACCTATTTGTGAAGATGTCCAAGGGCAACTTGTTATTGTTTGTAATATTGTTGTAGGACTTGATATATCTACAACTCTTAATTTGGTATCACTAAATAATAATATGTAAGCTTCATCTTCATCGTAAACATAAGCCTCTGTTTGATAAGTCTCATTTGCGAGGGTCTGAAGATACCTAAGCCCAGGCCTTCTAGTGCAACCACCTTGAGCCTTTAACCTTACGTTACGGAGCCTATATGCTCCATTACGATAGGCTTCAGCATCAACTCTAGATGATAAAAGAGGGGATAACTCCCCTGATGAAAAATTAGTCGTAAATTGCCTTAGAAGTGCCATTCATTTAAGTTCCTGTAGTCCCTTCAATTTTTGTAAAGATTCCAGAACCTAATCTAATTCTGTGAAACCTACTCAATGCGACTTGTTGAGTTGTAACTTGTTGTGCATCTCTGGCTTTGGCTCTTCTAAATTGAACATCGGCAAGTTGACTGTATGAACGTGCAATATCTGCTTTCCTTGTAACAGATAAAGCCAAAATTGATGCAAGGCGATATATAACCCATAAGGTAAATGCAGGTGGCCAATACTGAGTATCTACTCTAAAGATATAGTTAAGAACAACTCTGTCATTTTCATTTGCATTTAGGTAAACATATCTTTCATAGATATCATATTGCTGAACAGCATCTTCGATTGTTACTGTTTGCACTTGGATAACGGCAGGCTCAGTTGGCATTGCATAAGCAGCATCCCAACGATCTACTGGTGCATCAGCTAATCTGGATAACTCTATCTGACCAGTAGCAAAGTTCCAGTTATTCTGTGCTAAACAGTCTTCAACTATGTCTTCATAGCTAGTGTTCATTACTAAAGCTTCATCGGTAGCTTCTGTAAAAGAGGATAAAGGCTCCATGCCAACTAAGACCATTGCCCTTTGTGCTACTTCAATATCGGTCTTGGCTGTATTTGGCATTATGTACCCTTAACTAATTTCTTTTTGCCACCTTCTATCATGTGATCTGACATAGCTTTATTTTCTATTGATTTTGTTTTACCAGTTCCATGTATCCAATTACTGTAAGTTCTTGGTATAGGCATTTTGGTAAGCATAGTATCAACAAACCCTGGAGTTTTATGTTCAAAACCCATAGTTTTTTTATAGCTTTCGGTATAACCTTTTTTACCCATGCTTCTTACATGTCTTTTTTTAGTTTCATTTGTATATTTATTTTTAAGTTTTTTTAATGGATCAGAAACATTAATTCTAAATCTTCTAGACATAGTTTCTATAGATTTTGGACTACCTGGAAAAGTCTCAGAAATTTTTTTTAATTTTTCTTTCATGTGGTTAATAACCTCTATGTACTTGGAACATTATCAGAACGTACTTTGTTATAAGGACTTTCTGTTTTGTCTTTAGAAGTAGTATCTTTGCTACCCATTTTCTTATTTTTTCTATCTAACCTTTTGTTATAAGCTGCAAGCTGTGCAAGACCTTCTTTTGTATATGGAAATTCTGTTCCATCTTTAGCTTTTGGCATTTACTCTGCTCCCAAGTTTTACTTTTGACCCAAATGTTATTTTTTTGGAACTAGAAGAGGAAGTAGCCTTTACAGCTACCTCCTTCTTTGTTGTTGTTGGTTTCTTAGCCATTAGTCAGAATCTGTTCCAGATAGTGATACTATATTGGCCACATCGACTGTTGTGCCATCATTAGCATTGACAACAAACATTCCGTACACAGGTGTACCTCCTGTTGCTGTGTTAGCAAATATAACGTCACCTACATTCATCTCATTAGCCATGTCATTAAAATAACCTGCTCCATCGATTACTGTAGATGCATCTGTTGATGTGTAGTGCCAGATATGAAAACCATTACCTGAATAGGAAACTAAACTTAAATCTGATTGTACGAAAGCCATGTTTCCCTCCTAGTTCTTTAGTTCTAGCTCAAATACACCTTCAGCATCAATTAAGACTGCGTTCTGTTGCATTTTGTTTAATACAAAGTAGCTGTCCTTATCGTTGTGATATTGCATATTTGAAGTTATATCTGTACCGATTGCATGTGCAACGGCATCTCTATGGTAAGCAAAACACTCTTTGTGTGTTGTACCAGCGGCTCCTGATCCATTTCTTCCCTGTAGACCACCATGTGCAAACCACATGAAACCTAACCATCTTTTGGCTGTTACACCCATTGGAAAAGGAAGATCATTCTCACCAACATATTCTGCTCTTGAGAATTGATCGATTGCCATTAGCTGTGACCATTGCTCCCAACCTACAACGCAGTATCTCTGACCATCATCAGGAACTTCATTGTTTCCAAACTTTTCCATAAGCTCTAAAGCCCATGCTAAAGTTATGCCGTTGGTTGTCTCATCATGTGCTGATGTGGTAGTAGTCATCTGCTCTAAAATTAGATCATCTGTCTTTCTACCTAATGCATAAGCACCAGACTGTTGAGCAACTTGCATTTCATCATGGTTAATTCTTAACTGATCTAGATCATCGACCCACTCACCAGCAAAGTAATCTTCCACTGTTACACTTACGTTAGTGTGTGCAAGGTTCATGGGTGCAATGTTACCATGCCTTGCTTTTGTAGTAGCAAAACCTTTACCGATTTTTTGGAATGTTGTTTTGTTCTTAACACCATTTCTAGTACGAACAGTATTCCTGAGTTTAGAACCCATACGTTGATAGGCAACGTGTACTCCAGATTCAAACTCCTCAATAAAGGAAGTGCTTATGGTAGTTAAAGCCATTAAAGCCTCCATTAAAGGTTAAAATTATACTATTCTGGTTATTCGCTTCACTACTACATTAAGGTTATTCCAAATTGGGCCTCTAAGTAATTCTACGAGCCTTCTAGTAATTTCAATCTTTCAGAAAACAGAAACTTTGTTAATTCACATTACTAGGCACGTTTCCTTGCACGCTGTTCTGCCATAGCTCTTACTTTAGCTATATGTGCAGGATCTCCACCATTTTGCCAGTATTTAGTATCTCTTTGAGCAGCCATTAGGTCTTCTCTAGTAACAGTTTCTTGA